CGAACGAGATATCGACATCGAGTTCATTTCTATCAGCTTTTAAAGCCATTTGAATGTCTCCTTTGAAAAATTAATTACTTATTGATACTTGCTGTGGAACGAAGAACATTACCTTCTAACCACTCACTAGCACTTGAACGCAGTTCTTCAACAGCGTCATCACCAGCGTCGGCCAAAGAAGCTTCTGCTTCTTCTTCAACTTCCTCAAGAATTTCAGCTTCAGCTTCTTCAGCGGCTTCATCAGTTTCTTCAGCTTCTGCTTCGTCAGCTTCTACTTCTTCAACTTCAGCGCCTTTCTTCATCAAAGCGTCTTCATCTTTCTCTTCGTCTTCCTTCTTAGGAGGGAAGTTTCCCTTCTTCTTTAGAGCGACGACTTGCTCAAACATTTCGTCTGTTGCTTCAGCGAAGGCTTCGAGAATAGACTCGACTTCTTCTTCTTCAGCACCAGCTTCAACTAAAGCTGCTCTACGGGCCATGGTTTTAACTTCAGCTTCATGAGCTTCAATTTTTGCCAAGGCTTCAGCAAGCTCTTCATCCTTCTTTGCAATTGCTTCTTCTAATTCACTAACTTTAGCTTCAGCAGCTTCAACAGCAGCTTGGGCTTCAGTAATAGCTTCATCTTTTTCAGAAACAACAGCTTCAAAAGCTTCAATCTTAGATTGAATTTCTTCTTCTTTCTGTTTAGTCATTTCGGTTTCAAAAGCTTTAGCAGCTTCTTTGGCAGTTGCCAATTCAGCCTTAAGTTCTTCAACCTGTTCTTTGAGAACATCAGACATATCTTCATTCTCCATATTAATATTAGAGTTAGTTATTTCTTCTGCTTGCGCATTAGCAAAAGGATTTACATCATTCAGAATCACGCTGCGCGGATTTGCGGGATTACTAACAAGACCTTTGCCAGAAAACGCAATATTCCTTAAAAGTCTTCCTATCTTATATCCTTCGTACTGTCCATCACCTCCGTATGCCCTTAAGTGTTTTGTTAAAAATGCAGAAGCCTCATCTCTTGCTACTACCTTGTTATCTCCTTCAGGAGTAACAACAGCATAATCAAATTCATTGAAAAGACACTCCATGGAGACAAACCACTTGCCTTCTTCAATTTCTGCGATTAGCTTTTCCATTCTTTCTTTTAGTTCTGGAGTTGTCCAGCTATTGTAAAGAACGGCGCTAGTAGCAATGTCAAACTTTTCGACATTATTAATATCTTCTATTTCATTACCTACTTGGTCAAGTACAACACTTCCAGTTATATGACCAATGATGTCGGCTTCATTATGCATGAAATTAAATTGTTTATCTACAGGTGAGTCTTTTGCTCTCCAAGCTTCTTGCAAATCAAAGACATCGTCATTTTTATTCCAACCCGTAGACACAAGAATTGAACTAAGATAATAAAGATCAAATTGTTCTTTATTTTCAGACGTAGCTTTTTCATCAGCAACAACTAAGTTTTTGATGCTTTCTTTTTGCTCTTTATTTGGTATATAAAAAGCAACGGGTGAAGAGTAGGCTACACTAGCATTAGCTTTTATAGCTTCTTCTAAACCAGCTTCTTTTTCACTTGCGTATATTTTCATGTATCACCTCAAAAGAATATACACCATAAAGAGAAAATATTCTTTGAAAAGTTACCCTGTTTTACTTAAAGCATAACATGAAACATGCATCTGACGAAGCTCATCCATGTTGGGTTGTCTATCTTTTCTATCAAAGAAATCTTCTTTTAGTTTATTAAGTGATGAGGCAACAGTCGAATCCAAATTTAATGGTTGTTTAAGTAATTGATTTAAAGCATCAGGAGTTACTTCATCAAAAGGATTCAAGTGACATAGAATAGAAAGTTTTAAGTTCTCAAGATTAGTCGCTTCCGACTTAGTTAGAGATCTTAAACTCTTTTTGTCGTGATGAGATAAGATGGCTGGATTAATAATATTAGAAATCTCAGCCTGTGCTTCAGAAGCCCAAAGTGTAATGTTTAAGAAGTCAGATGAGCTAAAGCTTTTAGGCTTTGCTTCTCTCTGTTTCCTTGGGCTTTGGTCTTTAGAGTTCTTAGGTCTTCCGTCTTCTGGACGACCAGTAGGATCATAATCTTTTTGTTTTTCTAGTTTCTGTTCCTGTTTTTTAACTTCTTTTTCAATTCGCTTATCTTCCTTCTCTTCTTTTTGTTGTTAGATCACACTTTTATCTCTGCGATCTTCTGGGGAAGTAAAAGGATGTCCACCAGTATCAGAAGAAGGAATCACCCCAACATCTTCCGCTTCAATTTCGCCTTTCTGCAAAGCGATTTTTTCCAAATCATTTTTATGTTGTGGATTATGATAAGGACCAGCCTTCTGTGGCATAGATTCAGATTTTCTATCTCTTTCCTCTCTGCGGATTCTAATTTTTTCGATCTCAGGTATCTCCCCAAATCTTTCAACAACAGTTTCGGCACTGATAATGTTTCTATCCGCGAGTTGAATAAGTAAGTTTTTCTCAGAAGCCTCGTCGGATAAAACCATCTGGTCGAAGTGGATTCTAGCAGGAAGTCTAAAGCCCATAGCTTTCTGGACAATTTCTAACTCCTGATTCCACCAATCAACTAATACTTGACGACCATACTCTAATCTTTCAACAAGAGTTTTTAGACTAATAAAGTTATTAGTAAATCCGCCACTGCCGTTAGCCATTCCGGTAAGTGTAGGAGGCACGCCAAGTCCGGCATATATATTCGTAAGTACGGGTTCATATTTTTCTTTTCCCAAAAATCTAAATACTTGGGTGCTAGATTCAGTAAACTTAAGTTCTGGACCCCAAACTAGATCCATAGTTCCACCACCAACATTACTAGCTAAAATGTTTCTCAGCTTATTAATTGCAGCTTTTGTAGGAAGAATTTTATTATCTAGATCACCAAGACTCCAAAGCCGAATGTTTGAAATGGCTCCATCTAATGCAGATATATCAGCCAGCTTCATTTTTTCTAGCATTATGATGTCATCAAGAATGGCGTAGATCATTGGGTTAGCCCAAACTAACCAATCATCTTTCTTGTAGTAATAGACAGAAACCTTTTCATTATCTAAAGGTATGATATTTTCGCCGTTCTTAATTGACTGAATAATATCTGGAGGGAGCATAGCGTTTAGGTTTCTATGGTAGGGAGAATCTGAATTCAATCCCTTCTTAGCCAAACCTCTAACTAATTTAGAAACCTTTAAAGCATACTGAGGTTTTCCTACGAATGCAGCTAATTCATCACCAATGACTTCAACAGATAACGGATTCAGAAAGTCAAACTTCCAAGGGATTTCTCTCTTATTTACGTTATTGACTAATATTTCCATGTCTGGAGCAGCAGAAGTTCTAAGATCTTTTTCTGCTCTTTTGTTTATTTTTGCGGTTCTTCTTTTTACTACTACATTTCCGCATCTATAAAGTGTATTAAGAAATCTTTCTGATCTTTCAATACCGCCAACTTTCTTAAACCAAGCCCTGAAGAATTTTTCTATTCTTTTGTTTGGGTGAACGATGGTTATGCCTTGACCAGCAAAATCCGCCATAAGATCAATAACATTGCGAATAATGCCGACCTTATCGTAAGCCTGCATACACATGCGGATAGCTTCTTTTTGTCTTTTTGGTACAGACTCAGAAGAACGGAATCTATTGTAGTCTTCTCTATTGAATCCAGTTCTTACAGAACGGTTTGGTTCAATATCAAGAAAAGACCGTCTGTTATAACCTATGGCTTTTTGTATACCATCATAAGAATCAATATTATCGGAAGTATCAGAAAGAGCTTGTCTTTTACCAGAATCATCGGACCAAGTAACAAAGGCTTGTGTTTTTTCTTGGTTTTGCAAAGGGTTATCGTCAGACATGTGTTTACCTATTGAAATACAATTGTATTGATTGGCGAATTAATCTAATTGATTATACACCAAACTTAGTAAACATCTTTCATTCCTTCTGTGAACCATGCAGGACCAACATATTCTGGCCCCTTCATATCGCCCTTTAAGCCTCCAGCAAAACCACCAATAGTGTCATATACAGGTGGCGGAGGTGTTCTAAGAATCTTTCTAGCCGACATATTTGCCATTATCAAAGAAGAGTAACGGTCTTTTCTAAGCCTATCTTTTCTACCGCCCGGAAGTTTGACTTCAGGCGTGTCCCATTTGTCCCTACCAGAAGGTGTCTGCGACATGATTATCATAGATAGCTCATCCTTGAGTTCTTCTATTTCCATTATGCAGTCCTCTAGTGTGTCATAAAGACGATTTTTTAATTTATCATCGGATATAGCAAGTCCAAGCGTAGCTGAATCAAAGTAAGGAAACAGCACAACTTTATCCTCAAAGTCTTTCCTCAATCCATGATTTGCCTCTGCAACCCAATCGGCTTTGGCAAATTGAATAAGTTCCACGATGTGTAATCCGGGTTCACCATCGGTGTCTTTTTCTTTTTTATCATCAATAGTGGGCCAAATGGGAACTTCGCCCTCTCTAATCTTATCTGAGTCATGCAATGCTTCCATGATTGCAATACCACCACCTTGAGCATCTAAAGCAATTTCTGCACAAGGAAATACTTTCATTAAATCCCTAATCTTTCTAGCACAATAAGAGTAAAAATCAGTTTCGTCAGCTACTCCTGCTTTTACTTGTTCTTTATGTCTACTTCTGTTGGTAGTCCAAGAATAAACTATACGACTATGATCTTCATGAACTTCCATGATAACTATAGAAAAGTTGTCAACTTCAGAAGCAGGGTCAATGCCATATACATATCTAGCATTTGGATTGCCTCGTATTACGCCTTGAAAATTTATATCGCCACTTGGTAGGCTAATTGGATTTTGCGGGGATGCCACACAAGACTCAATGAGAGAGCGTTTAAAGAACCCATTGCTATCTGTGGAGAAACATGCCCCAAACTCCATTTGGTAGATTCCTGAGTGAACTGTGGCCTTTGAGCGAGCAACCTGAGCAGCATCCATGAAGCCATCAGGCAAAAGTTCAAACGGAACTCGGATAATCGAATACTGTCGCCAATCAAAACCCGCAGGCACACCATCTTCACCAAACAGCTCTCCTAACTTTTTAGGATCTCCTTGGCTTGTTATGAAACTCTTCCATTTCTTCCAATATTCAGCAAAATGATTAAAGTCATAATAAGCAGTACCGGATAAAACGATTTGGTTTGCGCCTTCTTCGTGAGCTTCTTCTTCGTCTTCTGAAAGTTCCCCAAGCTCTATCGCTTTCTTCTTTGCTGCTATTCTTCTTACGTTTTCTACAGGAGATGCGCTAACCGCAGCAAAACCAGCTACAACGTTTTCAAATATTTGACGAGGAATAGATGCGAATTCGTCTGCGATAATATCATTAGCACGTTGACCACGAATTTTACTACCATCACCGAGAGGCAAGCATGTGACTTGACTGTCTCCAATCTTTATTCTGCACATATCAACGTCTCTTCTTGGGCCTCCATTCCCACCAACTATATCTCTCAATAAAGGAGAGTTTCGCCAGATAGTATCCATATACTCAAACAAAACTTTTGACTGACGAAAAGCAGCACCAACGATAACAATCTTTCTTCCCGGTATCAATAACGCTCTGAGTATCGCATAAACAGAAAGAATAAAAGACTTACCGAAACCACGACTAGCAATCAGCATCGGAAACTTCCTATTCCACATCTCTTTAAGCATGAGAGCCTGTGTAGGAAGTATGTCTATATTCAAAAGCTCTTTACATATAAAAGAAAAGTATTCAGGGTTAGTCATTAACCAAGTTAATTTTGTTGTAAACTCTTCTTCAGTTTGGAGACTGAATGGATTTATGATTTTTGACTCATCTATATTTATATTGAGCCAAGCGTCATTAATTGCTTTTATCTTATCAGCTTGACTGCTCACGTAGTAATATCTCCGATACTTCGTCGAATATCATAAGAACTCTTTCTTGCGCTGAAATTTTGTCATCGCAAAAAACAACTTGAACACCAAAGTTCTCTTGGTATTCGCATAGTTTTCTCCACATGAATTTTCCATTCATGCGAACGTATTGTAATTGTTTTTCTGGTATGCCAGAGTTTTCTGGGAAGTTCATTAAGTCATCAATTGAAAACTCACATATTATATACTTCCATCTAAACTGAGACATGCGTTCTATTTCGGCATCGAAAGCTTTTCTTTTTTTGCCCAAGTTTGTGGCTATTTCACCAGTAGAAGCTTTTCTCTCTATTACTAGATGTTTCTCTAAGCCTCTGGCTACATAATCTCCGGTCTTTAGTCCCCAATCAACAACAGCCATGCATTTGTCGAAAGCGTTAAAATCCCAACCATTTTTTTCTCTGGTATCTTTTAGGATTACATACTTGTTTGTCATAATAATCTTCTACGCATTACAAAAGGTCTGTATTCATGTGTTCCTTTTATATTATCGAAGTTAATTGTACTCAAATCCATTACGCGGCCTAAAATGTAATTCTGATTTAATTCCTCTAGAGGATAATAATCAAAATCTGCATTTGGATGTGTGGTATTGTAATTCATGCAAACAACATGACTCTCTTTAGGACAACAGATTAGATTCTTTTTTATTGTATCTCTCTTATGCTGTGTAAAGTTTTCTATTCTCTGTGGGAGTATGGCGTGGGGGTTATCTGTATTACTAAAATCGTCATCGTTAAATAAATCTAAAATATCTTGTGTCTTATATATTACGCCATCCCAGCTGAAGTAAACGCCGTAGTTATCAGCCACTCCATAATCCTTAAACTTATATTTAATAAAATCAGGACTTGAGTATTCTTCTTTGATTGCCGAAGATGTGTTGTCTCTTGTATTGTGACCTAGTCTTAAACTTACACACCATGTGTCATCATCTAAAAATTGAATTAATTCTTTTGCTGTATACCTTAAGGGCTTGTAGAAAATACAGTCGTCCATAAATAAAGCAAAGTAATCATTAGAAAAATGTTTTAGAAAACTATAAAGGTCGCTAAGCATATCTTCTTCTTGGAAGAATCTTGCGTGTTTGAAGTCTCTTTTCAGCTCTCTGTAGCCTTCTTCAAAATCGTCATTGTCAGCTTTATATATGACGTATGGATCAAAAATACCAGTGGCATTTACATATAGGGATTCTAAGAGAAGCCTAGCTTGGCAAGCCCTGTTTCTTGTGAGAATTAAAGTTGGTATTCTATCCATTTTTATTTTTCCTAACTATATCCATAAATAAAGGAGCGTATTGTGCTTCTGCCCCTGTTACTTCTTTATGGCACCTATAGCATAGCGTTATTCCATTATCCTCATCAAATCGTAAATGGGTAGCATCAGCCCACTTAACGATATGATGTGCATTCAATGCCCTTTTGTAGCCACAGCCCGGCATTTGACATTTGTGTCCGTCTCTTTTGTAAACCCTTTTACGCCATTGTGCGTATACAGGATCATTATAATTCCGCAATTTTATTCCTTTGGTCTATTGTTTTTTGTCCTGTGATCTGCTCTCTTAACTCAAGTAAAGCTCTATAGATTGCAGAGTCCCTTAGTTTGCACTCTTCGTAGATCGCGTTTATTTTTATTTCTAGCCTTTGCATATCCTGAACAGAAATCTGGGCTTCTGTTTCTTTGCTATCGAGTTTATTAAAATAATAGGTAATAACACTTACGTTGGCTATTGTCATCAAAGCAAGCATTACACACGCTGGTATTAGCTTTTTCATATTTCACCTCAATTTGGCTCGTCAGCTCATGCATGAGGACGAACTCTTGTTAACTTTGTGATCTTAATTTCATTGTGTAAATCATCCTCCAAAAAATCTATAATCTCGTCCGAAATATTATTTGCTATTATTTTGTCTTTTAGTTTTTCCAGCGCTTTAAAACATGCATCGTCTGGATTGTTAGCTTCAACAAACACATGGTTGATTTTAGGTATGCTCGTTACTCCGAAGTTTTTCAGAGCCTCCAGCGTATTCCCCGCATCTACCTCTAATTTGTATATCATGACTAACCATTCTTTCGACTAGTGTTTTAAAATTCACTTTTGGTTTCCAACCCAATCTCCTATTAGCTTTTGAGCTATTTCCCATTAGACAAGGCACTTCAGATGGCCTAAGCAAATTGTCATCAATTTCTACATGATTCATGTAGTCTATAATATTTATACACTTAAAAGCTGTTTTTAAGTATTCTTCGACGGTATACGTCTCTCCAGTAGCTACGACATAATTGTCTGGAACATCTCTTTGAAGCATTAACCACATAGCCTCTACATAATCTT